ACGGTCCTTACGTAAATTCAACAGGAGCTACAGGCTCGTTGGGTAATCCAGGAATAGCATATACCAGAGCAGGTGGAGGCGGAACCTCCGATCTACATGCAATTGATGGCGGTAGAAGCACCGGCTTCGGTGGCGGCGGCATTATAATACTCAGTTACGCTGGAGGACTGGGCAGAGGCACTGGCGGAACAATAGACACTACCACAAGACCAGGCTATGTGATGCATATATTTACTGGTGGCGGAGCATTCGTCTACACTGGATAAGAAAAGTATAAAATGGCACATTTTGCAGAAATTGACGAAAATAATATTGTACTACAGGTTATGGTTATCAATAACACTGATATACTTGTTGACGGAGTAGAAAACGAGACACGTGGTATTGAATTTTGTAAAACACTATGGCCCAACAGTAACCAATGGATACAAACCAGCTATAACCGAAGCTTCAGAAAAAACTATGCAGGTATAGGATACACATACGATGAGACTCGTGATGCTTTCATCCCACCTAAACCATATCCAAGCTGGGTATTAAATGAACCAGACTGTTGGTGGGAACCACCGACACCATCTAACTATAACGGTACTGATGGCAAGACTTATGCATGGGACGAAGATACCACCCAATGGGTTGAAGTAACACCAGTTGTAATCTTGGGATAACATGAGAAAACGACACGATTTAGGATATTTTGGAAATATCTGGGTCAGACAAAATGTACTAGAATTTGCTGGAGACGCTACTCAGGGGCATTATCATTTATTTGACCATGTTAGTCTATTGGCGTCAGGTACAGTTGAGGTTGAGGTTGATGGGAATCCACCCAGACAGTTCACTGCGCCCACTTTTATTGTAATCAAGAAAGATAAACCGCACAAGTTCACTGCAATCACCGACGATGTACTTTGGTATTGCGTGTTTGCTATACGCGATGTTGACGGCGATGTGTCAGATATTATACCTGAAACCAGTCAACCATATTTCATTAAAGATGCTGCCAGTGATTATTGGGAACGTAGAATCGCATTAGAAGAAATGAGTAAAGAAGTTTCTACTGCTCCTTATCCACCCGATGGATTGTTATACAATTGGGATGTATCCCAACAAAAATGGATCCAAATATAAATACCCACTAAGTGGGCAGTAATTTAACATCCACTGCAGTTCGTACTAAGTACATGAATGAAGCACAACATCTTGGCGTCAATATGAACCCATTTCAATTGAACTATGAAACCAGATTGTCTAGTTGGCATGCGTTAAAAGCTGAAGTGGCGCCAGCTGAACTGCAGGTCAAGTGCCAGTCCATTGACAATTGGTGGCAAAGGGCACCACTAGTTGCCCATTATCTACACACTCACGATATCCAAAGTTGGCCCGGACCCTGGGAACTTTTGGTAGAAAACACCTACTGTGAGGTTGCAAGAGCACTGGGAATGTGTTATACTCTGTACATGACTGGCACAAAGGACTTTGAATTGGTAGAAGCCACAGACAACATGGGCAATGATGTGGTATTAGTCCTTGTGGACCGCGCAAAATATATACTTAATTATTGGCCCGACACAGTGTTAAATAACTGTCTACAAGACTTTAGTATCAAAAAACAAATAGACCTAGCTGTACTAGTACAAAAATTATAATACGGAAGATCAATGAACATAAACGTAATTAAGCGCGATGGGGAAGTCGTTCCTCTAGACATCAACAAGATTCAACGACAGGTAGCATTTGGCTGCAAGGGCATAGATAACGTCAGTCCCAGCATGATTGAAATCAAAGCCCAAATTCAATTACACGATAAGATCAGCACAGAAACAATCGACGAACTATTGCTCAAGGCCATGGTTGATTTGATTGATGAGAGCGAAAACCCAGATATCAACAATGTAAACTATCAATATGTAGCAGGCAGACAAAAAGTCAGCATGTTGCGTAAAGAAGTATATGGCGTGTATGAACCGCCCAAACTGTATGATATCGTTAAGAAGAATGTGGATGAGGGCATGTATACCACTGACTTGCTTGACTGGTACACTGAAGATGAATGGAATATCATTGACCTGTTTATTGACCATGGCAAGGATGAACAATACTCCTACGCGGCTATCGCACAATTATGCGAAAAGTACCTAGTACAGAACCGTGCCACTGGTCAAATTTTTGAGACTCCACAGGTCAGATATGCTATCGCAGCAGCTACTGCGTTTCATAATGAAGATAAAGACAAGAGGTTAAAGTATGTTAAAGAATATTATGAATGCGCTAGTGATGGTCAGTTTACTTTGGCTACCCCTGTACTTGCAGGCTTGGGTACTACTACTAAGCAGTTTAGTTCTTGTGTTCTTATTACTAGCGATGATACTCTTGACAGCATTTTCGCCGCTGGAGAAATGATGGCCAAATATGCCAGCAAACGTGCTGGCATTGGCTTGGAGATTGGCAGAATCAGACCAGTTGGCGCACCTATCAGAAACGGTGAGATCAAGCACACTGGTATGATTCCTTTCCTGAAAAAATGGTTCGGCGACTTACGCAGTTGCAGCCAGGGCGGAGTCAGAAATGCCAGTTGCACAGTCACTTTCCCCATATGGCATTATCAGTTTGAAGATTTAATCGTATTAAAGAACAATCAGGGCACTGAAGAAACACGTGTAAGACAAATGGATTACTCAGTGGTGGTGAGCAAGATGTTCTGGAACAGATACAAGAACAACGAGAACATCACACTGTTTGATCCCAACGATGTACCTGATTTGTATGAAGCATTCTACAGAGATACAGCAGACTTTGAACGCCTGTACACCATGTACGAAACTAAAAAGGGCATCAAACGTAAGGTGTTGCCAGCAGTTGAGATATTTAAAAATGGTATCTTAAAAGAGCGAACTGACACTGGCAGAATCTATTTGGTCAACATTGATAATGTTATCAATCAAGGTCCATTTGATACCAAAGTAAATCCAATTTATCAATCCAACCTCTGCCAAGAGATACTGTTGCCCACTGTGCCATTTCAACGATTGGAGCCCAAGAAAAAACTCATTAGAATTAAAAAAACCAATGTTGATGAGTTTATGAAAACAAAGTCTACTGATATTTTTAAAATTAGAAAAATTAAGTAGTTAAATGTGCCTAAAGTACAGAGCAATGATAAATAACTGTATAAGGGGCAGATATGAACTACTCAGGTTTTATATATGAATGGACAAATAAAATAGATGGTATAAAGTATTTGGGATCACATAAAGGTACTATAGACGATGGATATACCGGTAGCGGAAAACGGTTCGGAAATGAAATAAAAAAATACGGTATTGAAAATTTTGAAAGAATAATAGTAGAATACGTTGAAAAAGAGGAAGATATCTTATTAAGAGAACAATTTTATTTGGACACATATAAGTGTGCTAAAAGTTCATTGTATTATAATATCGCTCCTAACGCCGGCGGTGGTGACTGCGGTAATGGACCTAAAATATCTGCTACTAAGAAAAAAAGATTTGCTTCTGGAGATGTAGTCGTGCATAATAAAGGCAAGCCGATGAAGGATGAACAAAAACTTAAATTAGCAGATGAATGGGAAGTTATCACGCCTACTAACGAAGTTTTAACTATAACTAATATGCTTGAATTTTGTCGTCAACATAAACTAAACGCCAGTGCTATGAGTGCTGTTGCTCGTGGCAGAAAGAGTATGCATAAAGGTTATAAATGTAAAAAATTAACCAACAAACGTGATGTAGTATATGAACCTGCCGAATACGTTTTTATGACTAAAGAAGAAAGAAGCCAGCAACTAAAAGAGATAGCTACTAAAGGTGGCAATCATCACGAAGCGGTGGCAATTGAATATGAAGGTGTTATATACAGCAGCATTGCGGAAGCAAAAGAAGAAACAGGTAAGAGTTATTACCTAATTGTAAAATACGGAAAGAGATTATGAACAACTTATATGAAGAAATAGAATATTTACCAGAAGAACTAGATGATGAATATGACTATTATGAAATTGAAGAAGAAAAGGGCAGAGTTTCCTTGTGTACACTGGGAAGTATAAATTGGGGTAGCTTTAAGAATCCACAAGACATGCGCAAGTCATGCAGACTGTTAGTGCGTAGCCTGAGCAATCTGTTGACATACCAAGATTTCTTGAGTATACAAAGCCTGTTGGCCAATAAAGAATTTGAGCCACTGGGTGTGGGTGTTACCAATCTGGCCTACTGGCATGCCAAACGCAGCTTCAAGTATGGCGAACCAGAAGCACTGGCTGAGGTCAAGCGTTGGATGGAACATCAGGCCTATTATTTGACTGAAGCCAGTGTTGAATTGGCTGAAGAACGTGGTGCATGTGAGTTGAGCAGCCAAACGTATTACGGTAAAGGCATCTTTCCCTGGGAGCGCAGAGCACCAGGTGCCAATGAACTCACAGACTTTGCTCCCAGCATGGATTGGGAATCACTCAGAGTCAAGCTGCTCAAGCATGGTATCAGAAATGCTACACTGATGGCAATTGCTCCAGTAGAATCCAGCTCAGTGGTATTGAACAGTACCAATGGTATTGAAATGCCCATGGAACTGATCAGCGTTAAAGAATCAAAAGCTGGTTCATTTGTGCAAGTGGTGCCTGAGTACAAACGATTGAAGAATCGTTATCAGTTGATGTGGGATCAGAGAGATTGCATAGACTACTTGAAGACCTCAGCAGTTTTAGCAGTGTACATTGATCAGAGCATAAGTACTAATACCTTTTACAATCCAGCTTACTTTGAAAACGGCAAGATACCTGCAACACTGATAGCCAAGAACTTGATGTTGGCATACAAATTTGGTTTAAAAACAATGTATTACAGCTTGATTAATAAGTCAGGCAGCAAAGCACAGCTAACCGATGCCAAAGACAATATCATTGAGTTTAAGGTAGAAACACCAGATGATGACGATTTTTGCGAAGCATGCGTCCTCTGATTGAATTACATAATAAGAAAACACTAATGAGCAAAGAACAATATAATATAAGCAAGCAGACCAATTATCTAAAACGCACAATGTTTTTAGATGAGGCAGGTCCAGTTACCGTACAACGATTTGAAGAAGTCAAGTATCCGCGTTTAGCCAAGTATGAAGAAACTGCACGTGGATTCTTTTGGGTACCAGAAGAAATCAGCTTGACCAAAGACAAGATGGATCACAAAGATTCAAGTGATGCTATCAAACATATCTTTACCAGCAACCTATTGAGACAAACTGCGCTGGACAGTATACAGGGCAGAGCACCAAGTCAAGTATTCAGTCCAGTTATCAGTATTCCGGAACTGGAAGCACTGGTAAGCAACTGGAGTTTCTTTGAGACAAATATTCACAGTAAATCATACAGCCACATCATACGCAATGTGTACAATGTGCCCAAAGAGGAGTTCAACAAGATACATGATACAACAGAAATAGTAGAGATGGCTGCCAACATTGGCCGCTACTATGAAATATTGCATCAGTTAAATTGCAAGAAAGAAATGGGCGAGCCAGTGGCTGTTCGTGAACACAAGCGAGCAATTTGGATGGCATTGCATGCCAGCTATGCACTGGAAGCACTGCGCTTTATGGTAAGTTTCGCAACAAGCTTGGCTATGGTAGAAAACAGAATCTACATTGGCAATGGCAACATCATCAGTTTGATCCTACAAGACGAACTGCTACACACTGAATGGACCGCGTGGTTGATCAACAATGTCAAGAAAGACGATCCTGTATTTCAGGAATTGGAAAACGAATGCAAGGAAGAAGTATATGCTTTGTATAAAGAAGTAATCAAGGAAGAAAAAGAATGGGCAACCTACCTGTTTAGTAAAGGGGTAGTCATTGGATTGAATGCTGAAATTCTACAAGACTTTGTAGACTGGACCGCATTCAACAGACTGAAGGATATTGGCATTCGCTATATGGACAATCATCCTAAAATTAGTCCTATTCCCTGGTTCAACAAGCACCTGAACATCAACAAGAAACAGTCAGCACTACAAGAGACTGAATCAACCAACTATGTTATTGGTGCCATGTCAGACACGGTGAATTACGACGAATTACCAGAATTATAAAGAGAAAACTTATGACAAAAGCAGTTATTTGGTCACGTTACCATTGCCCTCACTGCGAGCAAGCAAAAGCATTGCTCACTCAACGTGGCATTGAGTTTGAAGAAAAGAAGATAGGCGACGGGTTCACCAAAGAAGATTTATTAGAAGAAATCCCAACAGCCAGAACAGTTCCGCAGATTTATATTGACGGTCAATTGATCGGTGGATTTACGGAACTTAAACAACACTTACAACAGAAAGCTATATGATTAAAGAAAACCAAATTTATGTATTTAAATTGAATTCAGGCGAAGAATTGCTGGCCAAAGTGGTAGCAATTGCAGATGCATACTATACAATAACCAACCCAGTGTCAATTGCACCCAGTCAACAGGGTTTGGGCATGGTTCCCAGCTTGTTCACTGCAGATATGGACAGTGAAATTAGACTAAATACTAGTGCAATAACAGTTAGTGCTATACCAGCTGAAGAAATTCAAGTTAAATATATAGAAGCAACAACTGGTTTAGTAGTTCCCGAAAAGAAGGTTATTTTAGGATAAGATATGCCAAAGTTGAGCAGACAGGGTGATAAGAATCAAGCAGGCGGCGCCATACAGCGCGGCGCAGCTACGGTGTTTGCCAACGGCACGGCTGTGGGCCTGCATGTCAGCTCAATCACTGCTCATGCTCCCTGGGAATCTCCCCACTCAACTGCTACAACTTCCAGTGCCAGTCCAAGCGTCTTCTGCGAAGGTGCCCAAGTACTCAGAGTAGGATCCACTAATACATGTGGTCACAGTATAGTAACAGGCAGTGAGGACATTTTCGTACCATGAGTCAACAGGGAAAATTAAGTCCATTGGGAATCAATGTGCTGACCTCACTGTTAAGCAGTCAGGGTTTGGCCATCAACGCCACTGCAGCACAGTACATGGGATCCAGTACTGGTGTATCACAGTATACCAAGGGCTATATAATTTCTTCTACTGTACTAGACAAACTGGTCAGTGCAGTCAGATTGGCCTACACTCAAATAGGCACTACGGTAAGTCAACCAGTATATGACAGCTTGATAGCCCTGGGATCTAGTACAATACCAGCGCTGGGCAACAGCAAGCCCACAGCCTATACGCCCACTTATACAGGCGAAGCCACCAGCTATGGATTCTTGCGCACACTGCCACTACAAGCACACACTGTGTTTAACTATGGGAACAGTTACGCTGCATTTGTAAACAGCTTTATGATGGCACATGGGTTCGCACAACAGAGCAATAAAACCATAGCCAGCTTGATCAATTCCAAAGACTATTTGTCTGGTGTGTACAGCAACATGAATGATTTAATCACTGGTGATGTCACTGGTGTATCAATATCAACTACCTATTGGGGACAGGATCTAATAGCCACTGGCAGAGCAATTGATCTGACTAAAATTGCCACCTTTGGTAATCCACATGATCTACTGGTCACCCTGGCCACTAACAATTCAATAACCAAGGCAGTGAACATAGCATTGGTGGCTGCTGGACTAACCACTACAGAAATAAATCAGTTGGTATCTGGTGCCACAGTGGCCACTGTAGATCAACAGAGAAAGATATACAGTGCGTTCTCCATTGTTATGGGCAATGATCTAAGTGAAGTGGTAATACCACTGAATGTGCAGATACCCATTAGAACGGTGCCCACTGGAGTTGGCCTAGATTCACTGGCTGACTTGTTGAATCCAAGAAAACTATTTCCCACAAGCTACCCATCATTGACTGTACCCAGATATAACACTACTAGTCAGCCTACCAACAGCAAGATTTATTATTTGCTGTATAATAGAGATGGTATAAACTCACAGCTGGCCGAGTTTGGTTACGGCAAGAATCTCATGGGCATCATTCCAGATGATGTAGCCATTGCGTGTGGTGCATTCAGTGCCAGCATGCA